ATTCGACCTATGGCGAATAAACTGACCGTTACTAAACCCTGCGCGTTCGTGCCATGCACCGGTAGCCGCATCGTATACCCAAGTAGCATTAGCTGTGGGGAATATTAGTACGTAAAATGGATGACCTTCTTGCTGATAGGTATAACCTATTGCGTCTGATATAACTCCGTATCCTTGTATAGCAAATTCTATAGCGTGTGTACTGATACGCACACCGCTGTAGCCTTGTGACCTATACACCACTCCTCTACCCCTAGCATCTGCGCCCAGCCAAAACAATCCATTGTCTAGCTTAGCTACTGAGTACGCAGCAGCGCATCCAATTTCGTTAAACGCGCCCTGAATACGGGTTAGCGGAAAGTCAGGCAAGCCTGCGTCGTACCATACCTCTACGGAGTTAGTACCGAATAGCCACGCTTCTCTGTGATCTACCATTAGAGCTATCAGGCCATCGGGCGAACCCTCCGCACTAGCAAAGGCTAATGGGTTTATGGACGAACCATCGTACAGGCTAGTAACCCATAGCTTCTGTGAGTTAGGCTGATTAAAGACAAAGTAGCCGTCTAGAAAGGCTACAGTCACAGCACCCTGAAAGTCTGCGTCTGTAATCTGAGCAAATTGTGTAGTAAACGAGTTGTAGATGTAGCCCTTCGGATTACAAGCTATGAATAGCTGAGTACCGTTATCCGACATGGATACTGGGCCTGTACCTGATATAGTGCCTAATAGAAGTGGTGTCCAGCTAGAATCTACGCTGTATAGCTCAGTCCCGCTGGCTACATAAGTAAAGTACCCGAACGACCACAAGCCCCTTATGGGGCCGTCTCCTACCGTGGCTAATAGGCTAAGTCCTGGCGCTCTGTTTAGATACGCTGCTTCCTTACCGCCCTCGGTAACTACTTCTGGAAACAGATTGACCATGCGGTTATCCGCAGCGTTAATGCTGCGAGCTACATAGCTTTGGCCTAATATCGGCGTTTTCAATTAATAGTTCCCAGCAAAGACATTGAACCGTTGACGTGTACCTACTATTGAATAAGGTAAGCTCATTATGTCGTCAGGGTTATTTATACGTTTAAGTGTACGTTTAGCTGACATAGCAATGCGGGAGACAGTCGGAGATGGCTCTACGCCGAACTCGGCTGCTATTTCGCAGGCTAGGCAATACTTGAACGCCCTCATGTACCCTGGCGGGAATGAAAGCACTGTATCAAGCGTAGCAGGCTGCTCTAACTCTAATACAGAAATAAAGTGCCACTCCAACGCCCGTGTAGGTTCTGGGTAGACATACATCTCAATATTAGGGTAACTTGAGCTAACCCATATAATCTGCGGATAAGTGCTGGTTACAGTCTTAACGGCGATACCGTTGTACTGTTGTTGATTGACTATCTTAATACCAAAAGACACGCCAGTAGACGCGTCTATAAAGTATGTGGAGTCATCTAGCAGTATAGGCCGGTTGCCTACAAAGTTACCTGACGGGCCTAATGTTTGAGATATAGTGTTCGCAGGCCAAGTAAACACTTGGTCTTGAGTAGTATATACAGCTAGCCGTTCGGTACTCCATGAGTCAAGCATCTGATTCATAGCGGCTAGCGCATCTTGCGATGTAGCGACTGACGGCTGCTCAGACTCCGCTAGTTGTCCAATTAGGCGTAGCGCTGCATTGATTTGATCTCCCGCTGTCATATTAGCTCCGTTTGCGTTTAATTACTTCCTCTACAGGAGCCGCGACTTTAGGCGTATCGTGAGTATACACTGTCCAACCGTTTTTTGCATCCTCTTGTGCTTCCGCGTCACTGATTGCTACCTTAGTGCCGTGTACTTTATGCTTTAGGTAAATTACCATTATGCTTGTCCTTCTAAATAACTGGCAAAATTGCCGATAAAAGACTTACTGCCGATATGCCCAAAGGTTATGTCTGGATCTAGCCAGAGATCATACCCTGCTGCTACAGCCCGTTTACAGAACATTATGTCCTCGGACACCATGCGGTCATCCATCAATACTCTGCTAAATAATGCTGGTACACGTTTAAATGCACCTTTAACTACACACTCGTAGCTAGGGTATGCGCCAGCCATGCGTTCTATAACGCTTCTATGGATGCACAAAAAGCCCCCAGGCAGGCTATTAGCCTTTATCAGTTTGCCTTGTGCTTCTCGGTAGGTTACGGGATACAACTCCGTATCGTTCTTAATCCGATACGCCCCGCCTACTATGTCCTTCTTGTGCGAGATTAATTGATTAATCGCGTCACCTTCCCAACCTAAATCTGAGTCAATAAAGACTAAATATTCGTGCTTAGAATCAAGCAATTTAACTGCTGCAATATCGCGGGCGGTATCTATAAAGTGTACCCCTGCAATAAGAGCTAGTTCAAAGTCTACTGTACTAGCAGCCCTTAACATCGAATGTAGGTACTCACCGCAAACCTGACCATCATAGCTAGGTGTTGCGATGAGTACCGACATTTTTACGCCATGATACCTAGATTACGCAATGCAGTACGACACGCATTAGCGCAAGTTAGTGTTGTTGCTGCATCAGTACCTGCCGCTACAGTTGCTTGCTGAGCTACGGGTGTTGCTCCGTAAAACCCAACAAGAGTAGCTGCTGAACCGCCAACTTGCACAGGTACACCTGTACGACCTACGTTAGTGGTTTCGCCTGAATTACCATCACCTATTTGATACGCCATACTATTTCTCCTTAAATGTTACCGTCGGTAATCGTACTATCAGGTCTACTAACCACCACCTTGTACACTTGCGCGGCGGTTGGTGTAATAGAACTTGCTGTATTATTACTAAAAGTTATCCCTAGTGTATTTGCTGCCGAAACCCTTGAGCCAACAATACCCAGACCAGCTTGCGCTGTAGGTTTGTTAATACTCACCACATCTCCGACTCGAAGGCCGTTGACAGTGAATGTTTGCTCTGCTGTGGTATTAAGCACAATCAGAGCAGGTGACAGCGTTACCGAGATAACGGACTGAGTTACTAAATTACCTGATACGTAGCTCATAGGTTACCCCCACATACGAACAGCCATTTGCGGACGGATGACTGAGAATCCGTACAATACGTCGATACGGCAAGGCATACGGTCATTGTTAATGTCGTATTGACGAACAATACGCATCGAAATGCCATTATGAACTTGACGTGAGGCCATATCTACTCCTTGTGGAAGCAGCAAGTCGGCAGTTGCAAAGGTAATCGCATCCTTCTGATACAGCAAGTTTTGCGGGTACGCAGTCGAAGCAGCGCCAGTGAAGGTGATAGCAGCGTTATCTGCTGGGAACGCGTCAATAGTTGCTAAAGCATTACCCGCCGTGTACATTGGAGGTGAGATAGCAACGCTAGTCCATGCGCCAGAAGAAGCGGTAGCAGTAGCAGTACAAACGAACTGTTGCAAACTGCCGGTAGTTTGGCGAGTTTGTGGGTTCACTGAGTATACGCCAGCAATCGTAAACACGTCACCTTGTACAATAGTAGCAGTAGTAGTACCGCCATCAAGATTGATGGTAGCTTGACCTTGCGTACTAACTGCACCGTTAACCAGAATAGTATCTGTGGTCGAACGTGTACCAGTGGTGTGAGTTACGATAGACTGTGACATATTGACTTCATCATAGCCCAATACGCCTTCGCCCATCATACCGTTCTTGAACTGACGGGAGATAGTGCCGGACGGATTGAAAAAGCCCTTCATGCCTTCAACCAAGTTAGCGTTAGCTGCTGGGTTTACAGTTGCGTACCTGTTGTTCATTGGCGATGCAAACTCATTCATCTTTTGGTTACCTTGCAGCAATACCAAAGAAGTTGAAGGAGTAGTACCAGGAGTACCAACAGAGGAGTAGATGCTCTTGTAAGCAGAAGCTACGTCATTGTCGATGCTAGAGGCCAACTGGGAAATACGCGGTTTAAGTACACGATCCGCAAAGTCGTCTAATTGCATTGTCAGCTCGGCGCTTGTGAAGTTAATGCCGATATGCTTTTGCGAAGAAACGGTCAGGGTTGTGAACTGCTCATTGTCGTCCTGTACTTGCAGGGCGGCTCCATCAGTTACTAGAGCGCGATCTGGTAGACGGATACGCAGAGTAGATCCAATTTTTGCACCTTCAACGGCAAAAGAGTCGTCGTAGGCACGGTTACAGTTACGTGTGATTACCAAGTTGTTCTCTAGAATTTCTAGAGACTTTCTGGTAATCATGTCAATCGTTAAAAGGCTATTCGCCATGTTTTATTCTCCTTAAATATATCAATATGTCTTAGACTCCTGCTTCTTTACCTGTCTTGCTCTTTCGGCGTTGATCCATTCTGTTGTCGTCATAGTTTTCATAGAACGAGGGTCAGTTGTATCATACGCCGGTGAGCCACTGCTTTTGGCAGTAACTGGTGAAATCGGTGCAGGCGCACTAGACGTTCTTTTTACTGGTGGATCAGAAACCAACTTGGCTTCCAATTTTCCTATCTCTTTAGCTTGCGAGATTGGTGACAAACGTGAGATACGTTCCGCTTCCTTCGGATTAGCGCCAAGATAATATGCTACATCTGGCCCTGCCTCGGAGGACTGAATCGCCTCGGCCATCATGGGAGTAATTCGTATGCTTGGGTTGTACGCGACTTGTTCAAAGTCATCGTACTTAGTCCTTGCATCTTCCTCTTTCTCGTGATAAGCCTCAAGAATGTCCGACTGTTGCTTCTTGTTGTCCCGTTCTATAAGTAGCTTTTCTGCTTTCTGCAAAGCCAGTGCATCGGCATAAGCATCAACAGTTTCAAACTGCTCAATAGGCGGTACAACAACAGGCGCTTGTGGACGATCTCTTTCCCACTTTCGCTGCTCTCTTGCAAGCCTCTTACCAATAGCTGCATCAAGTTCCTCCTGAGAGAATGACTTGGCTTCCGACGGTGCTTCTACAGGTTCCGGTGTTGTCGTGACTACCGGTTCCGACGCGGGTACTTCCGCTATTTCTTCCATTTTGACTCCTAAGAATCCCTAGCTAACTGAGCTAGTGCAGTTTAAGTCTTAATTATATA